TTTATTTTTCGGTAAAAATGTGGATATTCCTTCCCAAGCAGACTTGGGAGTATTGTAATCATCCTCGCCTTTAAACGTTATAGACTTTCCACGCAACGCTAGAGAAACCATATGTATTCTATAATATTTCAAATTCGTGGTTTAAACATAATTATATATGTATAAAATTAAACAATAACGAATAATTAATAAATTGAATAAATAACCTTAAAACAAGATTGCAATAAAATGACGTATAGACTCGGATGTACGAGGTTTAATCGTGATACGTGGCAAGAAAATGAAGAGTGGCGTAAATCGAATCATTATGAGGGGTGTATTTACGGAACGCCGAGAGAAATGAAACCGTCGATTCCTATAAGTTCGACAATATTTGTATTTGAAATGCACAATGATGAAAACAAAATAAAGGCGATTGGTATCATTACAAAAGAACTGATAAGGGATAAATGTTACAGAATATATAAAGACGGCAATTATAACAGATATGTATATAAAGGTAGATATAGATTGGAGGTGGAGAAGTTGAGTAAGGAAAATAAGAATATAATCGAAAAGTTTAATATGTTGATTTTTAAAACAAAAAAACATATTAAACGGGGGCAGGGAATAACAGAAATCCCAAAATGGATGATGAATGAATTAGAAATCGATTGTACTGCATTTTGTTTGGATTTGATGTCGTCCATATATGAAATAAACTAATATTGATACAATTGTTCCGCTATTAAAGAAAATGACCAATCATTTCCGTTTAAATTCACGATGTTTCCAGTATCATCTAATAATTTGACGTGTATTCGTTCGATATTAACAGGACCGAAATATGCTCTTTCTGAGAGCGAAGACCCATTCACTATATATGGCGTAGCGATTCCTTCATTTGTATATGAAGTCGGAATAGCCGGAACAACAGGAGGTCCGGGGCTAGTGTTTAAGGTATTTATAGATTGCAATTTATTAACACCGTCGATTGGAATTATCGCAAGTACATCTGGTATAGAAGAACATATCAATTTAGTATTTATTTTTTGCCGAGTGTTGTATAATATCTCGTTTGCGGTATATAATTGCGACTCCGTCAGAGTTCTCGGAGAACTTCTAGTCAGAAACGGAATTTGTGCATTGTTGCATGCAACCGAGAACGTATTATCGTCGTTTTTTCTACTAGTGTTGTAGTATGAAGGCAAGTCTGGGGTAATATTTGTAGAAGAAGCAGTTATCAAAGAATTGTCGGTGCTGTTGTTATTGAAATCATCTACAACTAGCAAAAAATACAACGGACCGTTAAAATTTGGCAGAGCCTGTAATGTATAAATATTTGTCGCCGGTGAGACATACGGGTCTATAATAACCGAAAGCTCATTGTTGTTGTCTGGGCGAAACCCCAGATACCACCCAAAATTTTGATTTATTTTCATTTGTGCGTTGCACCCATTCCGACATTTGTTGAATGAAACAGAGTCGTAAAATGTGAGTTTTATAGTAGTAGTAGCAGTTGAATAAAAAGCTAACAGTCCGTTCTGATTGTACACAATTACATTTAAAGTAGGTATTATTGATTGGAAAAACGAATTTAATGTTTGGGGGTTATAGTTTCCAGGAGGGACGTTAAAGTATTGCGGCGCACTTGTACCGTCTTGATACATAAAACAAGTATTTCCGATGTTATCGTCAAATGTATACCATGTCGCAGGTATTTGAATTGAGCCTAATTTTAAAGATACAATGTTGGTAAGTTGTTCGCTCATTTCTACCGTGAAATTCGTATTTATAGACACGGAATTTACATTAGTAGAATATGGTACAATATTTGGTCTGAACCGACTGTCTATCATAGCGGTTCGTTTTATTATATTTTTAAGATTCGGATTTATCGCTCCTTGAATAATAGGAACGTTGTGTGTATTGTTTATTCCTAGTTGTTGCATATTCATAGCCATAGAATCGCCGCCGTCGAATACTTCTATTTTATTTTTTCTATCTGTTATTTTATCCATCTGATTTTCATCATATTGCTGCGGATATTCGTTTTTATACCAATTCTCTTGTATTATATCCATATCGGTCGCAGGCAATTCTGATATTAGTCTGTCTTTGACTTTAGTTAAAAATGAAACTAAATCTAGTTTGTTAGCAATATTCATTTTAGTTATTAGTTTTTCGGCAACTGTATTTATCTCTGTCGCAGTTGGAGTCAATGTTTTAATTCCTAGAATTTGTAATAGTTCGTCGTATGAATAATTGCTGACATTCGATGATACATTCATTCGTATAATATGGTATTTGTTTATAAATTGTTTATAACAGATTTGTAATAATCTGTTATATATTCTGGTACTTTCCTATCAAGTGCGTTTAATTCGGGACAATCGTAATGCCATTTTATTTCAAGTGGTACAGTTGCGGATATAGGAGATTTTGATGTCCATTTCTCTTTATTCAACAGAATATATAATTTTTTAATTCGGCTTACAATGCCTCCATTGTTTCTCGGCGGAACGTGTTTAGATGCCCACTCGAATTGTAAAGCCTGCTGTTTTGTTTTAAATCCGGTTATAATACATACGTGTTTCCATCCAGGACCTTTGCTCGTCGTATATTTAGCGCCCCCGCATATTTCACCATTATGTTTTCGGAGGCGTTTAATTGGATCAGGGGATACACCCGCGTAAGTACATTTATTGTTTATTATAATGTAAAATATCCACGGAGGTTCTTCTTCCATAATATAAGTAACTAATATTCTTATATTTAATAAGATTTATTAATAAGATTTATTAATAAGATTTATTAATAAGATTTATTAATAAGATTTATTAATAAGATTTATTAATAAATCTTATATGAATAAAATATTATATATGATAATTATATAATCAAATATGTCGACATATATGGAATTTGTGAAAAAACATATGAAGAACAGGGGTTCCAAATCAGCAAAAGAGCAAATGAAATCAATTGGTAAAATGTGGCAAGAATCTAAAGGTAAAGGATTGACACAAAAGGCTTCGCCGACCAAAAAAAAATCCCCTGCTGCTAAAAAAATGGCTATGAGACGGTCGACTGTTTCAAAATCGAAATCGTCATCGTCTCATTCATCTAAAAAGAAAACAGAGAAAAAATCCCGACAAGGGCCGACGATGCATGCAAAAGATGGCATAGGAATGGGCGCGGTAAAAGGCAATGATGGAAATATGTGGATAGTATCTGCGCCAAATAAAAACGGTTCCGTCCACTGGGTAAAATATAGAATGTGATCTGTACAAACATAATGTATAATAAATGTATTTCAATTTTGAAATAAAAAAATTGAAATATAATTTAAGTTTAAATTATATTAGTTATAAAAATGTACAAAGTAAATCGAACATTCGCAATCAAACCATCAGATTTTCCAAGCTTATCCAATGCTAAGCTTGGTGTATCTAAGACACAAAAGATAAGTTTTGCGAAAACAGCGGCATCGAAAGAGTGGTTGAAGGAAGACGAAATTTATATCGATACTATCGGATATGGCGTATCTGATGGGTGGGTAAGAATACCATTTGGGCGCGGAAAAGACAGGTATTTTGATTTCGGAAAACCCTCGATAGAACGTATATCGTTTGAGAAAAATACATCAGACTTTAACGCAAGATTGAAAAAAAAATGTGCCGAAATAGAATATAACATTATGTTAGATAATCATATAAACGCGGTAAAATCCGACATATATTTGAACGGCGTTGAATCGATACACTATAACTCCGTCGGTATGGATGAACAAAATATTATAAACAATATTACAAATGAAATAGTATATTCATCTGATTCAGACGAATCTATTATAACGGAAGAAAATGTAATGTTTGTCGATGATAAGCATTTATAATTAATAAACTTTTAAATGTAAAATAAAATAAATAAAAAACAGATACTAGTAGGAGTTTTTATTTTATTTGGGATTAATTGTTCTAAATAGTACACTTTAAATATCGTCTTCGTCGATAAAAGCAGGTTCGTTCTTGTATTTTCTGGACTCTTTTATTTTCATAGTTTTTTCTAAATCCTTTTCTTTATATAGAGTCTGTTTTTTTTTAGGAGTTGCTTCTATTAAAGTATTAGATTGTGGATAAGTTTCGCCATCATCGCCGCCATCATCGCCACCGACCTCATCTTCGCTATTCGACTCTGGTGGGACCCACCAATTATCTTCTTTCACGTTATCGGTAAGATGGATATTTTCCTGCTCGGGTAATACATTCGATTGTTCCGAAAATGAAAGTTCATTCCCTTTTTTATTATCTTCCAGCGCATCGGATACGCCAACAATATGTTTTATTACAGAAATATTTACATTTTGTTTTATTTTTTCTCGTTCGCTGCGCAAATATACTTCTAAAACGTCACATGTCTTACTACAATCTACGCGTTTTTCCCATTCGTAAATCCCAACCATAAGCCACGTTCCTATTGCAATGGAATTGTCTCCCTTCAATTTCATAAATTTATTGCGTATAATACATCTCCGAGATATACCGTCGTGACACATCACTTGAATATTTCTCCCACCGAACTTTGCGGTACATATAGCATACATTTCGCCAGGCTGTTCTATGTATCTGACGCGCTGAGATGTTTGCGGGGTTTCTATAGTTTTGCGTGCAATTTGTTTAGATCGTTTTCCGCCAGTTTCGTTTTTAACCATTTTGAATAATATTTAAATGTATTAAATATAATTTCAATTTTTAAATAATTAATATCTATTGATTTAATAAAATATATGAATACTATAATGAGTAATTCACAGGAGCTTTCTGAACCTTTGTATTACCCAGGTGGGTACGTGAAACAATTTAGTTATGGAGAATTTTCTACTAATCTTTCTGGAAATTTAGATATAATTTACTATAGGATAACCCCCGTCGTGGGGGTAGGCCTTTTACTTTTTTTATTTTTGGGAGTCTGGTCCTGTTTCCGTATGTTTAATTGGTACGGTTCGCGCCAACCTAGACGCGAAAATTCTAACAAATACTCTCCGAGATTATTCAGGGCTTTTACAATTATTCTATTTTTTTGCAGTTGTATAATATTCTCTTTTGCATTGAAATATATCAAAAATCAAAACAATGATATACTGGTGTTTAAAGATTCATTAGATACCATTGCTGCTAAAAGTCATCAAATTACTGATCTAGTTATGCTCATAAAACAAGATGTTCACAATTGTATAGAACTTCTTAATACAACTTTATTTCAATCAGTATTTAATGCGAATAAGTCTATATATCTGGGGTCATTAAACGGAACGATACCAACCATCCAAAATATAACAAACGACATTGAAAATAAAATAGAGACATCTGATGATTCTGTTCAATCATTATCAAGCAAAATCGATTCATATGTTGGCAGCATTGAGAGAGACATATTTACACCATTAATACTAACAGTATCTATTTCATTTATTTTGATTTTTGTCCAAGGTGTAATTGCGATTATGAATAGTTATTGTCCGCGGAAATATCAACCGAGAAAACTCAAAAAATTTCTCTGGATTTGGGGATTGAATACATTAACTGCATTAGTTGGATTTTTTGTGTTATTTCTTTTTTCAGGAATTTTATTAGGGCTGGTAACATTAACTTCCAATTTTTGTATGAACCCGCAAAAAAATTTATTGAACGAAATGAGAACAAATTCATCAGAAGCATATTATGTACAATGCCTTTATAACCCGAATGCGATACATCCAGCTGGGCCCAATATTCCCTTATTAGAAACATCTATAGTAATAGCAAATGACACACTGTCGTCTATTAGCAATTTCTGTAATAATACTGATTGCCGAGAAATATATAAACAAATTGATGGCAATCTATCAAGTGTTCTATTCCTAGTTTCTAAAATAGCTCCATTATTCGAATGTTATGCAACCGGTAACGAAATTAATACTTTTATGAATTTGTTATGTGTCGATTTTGTAAAAGACTCAGCACTTGAGACTGAGTTTCTTATTGCGATTGCGTGTGCAGTGGTTTTGATGGAATTATCGCGTCGACTTTTTCCAATTTTATATGTAGACACCCCAG